CGAGCGTCGGCATGGGTGGAACGGTACTGCGGGCGTCGGTTCACCTCGGCGCGCGTGCAGGAGGTGCATGACGCGTACGGCGCGGATCGAATCATCCTGAAGAACCCGCCCGCCCTCAGCGTGTTCTTTGTCGGCGGCGCGACGGATACGGTGCTGACGGTGTCCAGCACGAACGCGAACGACGCGTTCGCGTCCGTCTCGGTCGACTCGTCCTCGCTGCATCTGCACCGCCGCGACAGCGCGGGCGCGACGACCACGACGAGCCTGAGTCTCAGCACCAACGGCACGACGAACGAACTCGCCACGGCGATCGGCGCGGTCAGCGGGTTCAGCGGAACGGCCAACCTCAACATCCCGTCGATGTACCTCCGCAAGGTGGCGGGGCGCGACCTTCGCAACTCCTCCTGCCTGCTCGAGGGGTGGACGGAGAGCCTGTCCGACTACTCGATCGACGAGTCGGCGGGCATCATCCAAGGCCGATTTCAGAGCCGCTACGCGTCCGTGCTGGTCGACTACACGGGCGGGTTCGCGACGATCCCATACGATGTCGTCCAAGCCACGCTGACGGTCGCTGCGCGGTTCTTCCGCGACAGGACGCGCGACAGCGGCATCGCCTCCGAGAGCCTTGGCGGGTACTCCTACAGCCGCCGCGCGGCAGCGGAGCAGCAGGAGGAGATCCGCGAGCTTCTCGCGCCGTATCGGAGGCTGCGTTGAGCATCGGCGGGATCATCGCGCGCTTCGGTCGGTGCCTGTTCGTGTACCGCCCCGAGACGGCGGTCGGTAACGACGGCCAGGTATCGCGGTCGTACGAGCGCGAGTTCGAGGTTCGCGGCTTCGTGCAGCCGGCGACGCAGTCAAGCGATGTCGCGCAGGGAAGAGCAAACGGGCGCACCTCGACCACGATCTACCTTGAGAACTGCGCCGATGTCCGCATCGACGACGAGATCCACGACAGGGTGACGGGGACGACGAAGACCTGGCGGGTGACGGGCGTCACGAATCCGGGTGAACTCGGCGACACGGGTGCGGCTCCGCACCTGAATCACACGATCGTCGACTGCGTGGAGATCGAGCCAGAGGTGACCCTGTGAGTTCGTTTCGCTGGTTCGGAGGCCGAAAGGAAGTCCCGATCGGGGTGGTTCGCGATGCCACCATCAAGGGCATGGTCGGTGTCGCGCTCGTCATGCAGAAGCACATGCGCGACGAACTCAGCAAGAAGGGAAGCGGCGTCTCTGCCCGTACCTTCGTCATGCGCAAGAGGAACGGAGTCGGCAAGCGTGTTCGCGTGAACCGAACGCGATCCGCCCCCGGCGAGCCGCCAGCTGCGCAGACGGGAGTCTTGCGCGCATCATGGACAATCGCCCCGACCCCGTGGATCGGGTCGAAGGAAGACGCCACGACGCGCGGGTTTGCGTATCTTGAGAATCGCGGCAACAAGGCGATCCTCTACACGCTCGGATCCAACCTCGTCTACGCGCGCGCGCTCGAGTTCGGAAGCCCGCGCACTCGGCTTGCTCCGCGTCCGTACGCCCGCGTTGTCGTGGCCAAGATGCGCGGCGATGTGAATCGGATCATCTCGACCGTGATGCAGAAGTACACCAGGAAGACCTTCCGATGAGCCAAGCGATACTGAACGCACTCAAGATCAGGCTGACGACCACCAACGCCCTGACGGCGGTTGTCGGGCAGCGGATCTATCTGGATGTCGGTCTCGCGAATGCCGCGTTTCCGTTGCTCGTGTATCGCGCGACATCGACCAGAGTCGAGCCGATGATGTCTGGCGTCAAGCACACGATGGAGTTTGAGTTCCAGTTCTTCTTCTCAAACTCGGGGACGCAGGACATCCACACGGCGGCGGCATCTCTGGCGACCGCGCTTGCAACCCCGCTTTCGGTCACTGGATTCGACCGCGCGTCGTTCGTCAGGCAAGCCTCTGGAGTGCCTTCATTCTCCGATGATTCATGGTCGATGGTAGAGCAGTATCGGGCTACCGCCTTCGACATCTGACAAGGAAAACCAATGCCAATCAACACCTACCTCATCGGCAACGACGGCGCTGTCACGATGCCAAGCGGCGGCGATGTCATCAAGGTCAAGACCTTTGCGGCGACCCTCGCGCGACCCGAAAGCGACCTGACGGGCTTCGGCGACACGGGCAAGCGCCGCCGTCTCGGCATGCTCGACCTCACTGGTTCGCTTACCGGTGTGCCGGCGATCGACTCGACGGCATCCGTCAACACCGCGTCGTTCTTGTCCTCGACGGCGACCGCCGCCCTGACGCTGACGCTCTTTGACGCGACCACGACCACGGACGCGAAGATCGTCGCGAACTGCGTCTTCAACAACTTCGCGTTCAATGTCGACAAGAACGGCGATTCGACGCTGACTTGCAACTTCTCGAACGGCGATGGCGCTGCACCTGTCGTGACCTGGCTCGTCTGATGATCCCGCATCTCGGTTCTGCTTCAGAGGTATTTGAACCGTCCGATTCGGACTGGGTGATTTGCATTTGGTACGCGGATGGAACGGTGATGAATCGCCGCATTTCGCCCGGCAGAATCACCGAGGAGCAGGCGATTTCCTACGCGATCGCGTCGGACGGGAAGGGCGTGAAGGATGCAACCCGCATCGAGACGCGCAGGGCTTCGGACAGAGGCGTCGTGCTGTCTGGCGCGGACTCGTTCATTGACCGACTACGGAGGCTCAAGGCATGATTCGAATCGTTGAATGGACGGTGACCGTTGGAGGCAAGGACTACAGGGTCAAGCCCCTCACGGTTCGCCAGCGCATGACCTTGTCCGAAGAGGTTTCGACCGAGAGGGCGAAGGCCGCTGCGGAGGATTCCCGCCTTGCGGGAATGTCCAAGATCGACGCGGCGGAACACATCGGAGAGGCGCGGCGGAAGGGCATGAACGCAAGCGCGCTCTACCTTGATTCGTACAGCCTGCACGGCGCAATCCGAATTTTGACGATGGCGATGGGTTCCGTCGACCATGCGATCGAGCTGTCGGAGAAGTCGTCGCCCCGCGAACTCAGCCGGCTGTGCCTCGAGGCGCTCGGAATTGACACCGACACGCTCGACTCGGACAGCGAAGCGCCATCGGGAAACGCGTAGCGCCTCCCGTCATGGAACGCGACCCGATCGCGGAGGCGCATCTCATAGCGCGCGCAGCGCCAGGACTCGGACATCCGTTCGACCTGACTTGCGCCGAGTTCGACCGTCATCTTCGTCTTGCAGTCGAGGGTCACGGCGAGCAGTCGACTGACTCGACGGCGTGGACACGCCGATATGTGGAGCGTCGATGAGCGCAGGAAACCTCTCAGTCTCCGTAGAAGCCGATCTCCAGAAGCTCGAGGCGCAGTTCGCCGCGATCGAGAAGGGGTTCGTTGAGTCTGGGAAGCGCGCGATGCAGGCGTTCCAGAAGGCGACCGCCGAGACGCCGCTTCCCGCCGACGACATGGTCGGAAGGCTCGCGGGCGAGATCAAGGCCGCTGGCAAGGAGGCGGGGCAGGCGTTCGCGCGAGAGGTCGGCATTGCAATCAAGGAGCTGATGCCGCAGGCGGTCGAGAAGTCGCTCAAGGGAGCGATGCCCCGCGCAGTCGGAAATGCGATGCGTGAAGGCGCTGGCGACGCCATGCGCCGCAGCGGAGACGATGGGGGTCTGAAGTTCTCGGAGAACTTCCAGAAGAAGGCGGCGGGCATGATGAGGAACCTTGCCGGCCCGATGATCGCGGCGCAGCTGGCGAACACGGTTTCCGATGTCATCCGCTCCGACAAGTCGATGCCCGATGCGATCCTCGACGCTGTGAAGGGGATTCCGTTCGCTGGCGCATTTGCCAATCTCGGCGAGGCCATCTACGACGCGACCTTTGGAGCCGCCGACAAGGCCGCTCAGGACTTGCGCGACAAGGCCGCCTCGTTCCGCGCCGACATCCTCGAGGCGTCGGCGCGTCAGGAGGGAATGAGGCAGGAGGAGCAGTCCGCGCAGGCAAGCCTGATGATCGAGAACCGAAGGCTTGAGCTCGAGCGCAATGTCCTCAAGGTCAAGCAGTCGGGATCAGAGTCTGGAATCGTGCGAGCCGAGTACGAGAAGAAGCAGGCGGCGCTGCGCCTCGACTTCGAGCTTGCGCGCGCCAAGACAACCGACGATGCGACGCTCAACCTTCTTCAGGAGCAGCACAACACCAAACTTGAGATGGCGCGCATTGAGCGTGACACGGCGCTCAAGGACATCGACGAGCGCGCGAAGAAGGAAATGCTGGCGGCAGAGGAGAAGTCGCGAGACGACGCGCAGCGCGCCGACGACAAGAGGCGCGACGACGAGGACAAGGCGCGTCAGAAGGCGATCGCAGAAGCCAATGCGGAACAGGATCGAATCAACAAGGTTTTGAAGTTCGAGGAGGACAAGCGCAAGCAGCTCGCCGACCTTGAGGATGAACGCATGGCATCGCAAGCCGCAGGGATTGGCAGCGCCCAGACCGCGCTCGGTTCGTTCAAGTTCGACGCATACCCTGCTTCCGAGAAAAAGAAGAACGACGAGAAGATGGTTCTCTTGATGACCGCGATTCGAGATCAGCAGATGGAAGGCGGGTTCATCTAATGCCAGCGATCGAACTGCAAGAGACGCGAAACGAATCATGGTCGGATGGCAAGATCACGGCCTCGCGCCGCTTCGCCGTCTGGAACGACTCGACGCCGCTGACGAGCGCCGCCGCCGTGCGCGCGCTGTTCGGCACGACCGTTGACGGCGTCGACCTCCCCGATGTCGGCTCGCAGTTCCCCGGCGATGCCGCGCTGTATGCGAAGTCCTACGCGCTCAAGCCCGAGCGCGAGTCGCGCGGCGTGTGGATGATCGACTTCACCTACGAGAACTCGGAGCCGCTCGACAAGCAGCCGAACGAGATCGGCTACACCCAGTTCACCGTGAACTGGTCTGCCGAGTTCCGCGACCTCTGGCGCGTGAACCCTGGCCTCGCGATCCCACAGTACGGCAGCGCATCCGAGACTGCGGACTGCGCCGGCAAGGCGATCGATGTGGCTGGCGAGCCGATGACGGTTCTCCAGTACTTCGGCTCGATCGAGTTCACCGAGACGGTGTCGCTCTCGTCGCTTCCCGATCGGTCGCAGCTGATCCGCGTGGCGCGCGGCAAGCGCAACCTCACCGATTTCCAAGGAGCGCCCATCGGACAGGTGCTGTACAAGGGCGCGAGCGCGAACCGCATCGGAGTCGACACCGTCTCCCTGACGCACACCTTCTCGCAGGACGCGCTGATGCACCTGATTCAGCGTCCTGACAAGAAGGCCAACGGAGACCCGATGCTGACGCTCGACACGAACGGCGTCTTCCGCGCCTCGATGGTTCGATTCGTGCAGCCGTTCCCCGAGTTCGCGAACTTCAACCTCCTCAGCGAGAACTTCTGACATGGCACAGGAAATCACGGTCACGGCTCGACTCAGCGTCTCGAAGGGGTTCCTCGTACAGAAGACCGACCCCGGCACGATCCTCGTCGACATGAGCGGAACGACCGCGATCGGCGGCGCGCAGGACATTGGGACATCCACGAATGCCGAGGCCATCACGATGTCGGATGTCTCGAGCGCGGGGTACGCGTTCTTCCGAAACACCGACACGACGAACTTCGTGGAGATCGGCACGGGGACAGGCGTTTCATTCGCGCCGTTCCTGAAGCTGAAGGCGGGCGAGGCCGCAGTTTGCCGGCTCGGCACGAACGCTCCGACAGCGAAGGCGAATGTCGCAGCCGTCAAGCTTCAGTACTACATCATCGCCGACTGACGCATGACCCTCCCGCGCTTCACATCCGGCAAGGTCGGCAACCTCGACTTCAGCCACCTGAACGAGGCGTTCGGCGTCATCGATGGCCTTGATCGGACATCGGGCTTGTCGCGCCGCGTGCGGAAGATGCCGAACATCGTGGTAGCGAGGCTCGGCAATCAGGATCAAAGCCCCGAAGGCTTTGGCGCGTGGGCGTGGACGGAGGTCTATTGGAACTTCGGCGGCGATTTGGCTGTGACGGTTCCGGGAGGGCTGACATCTGGTTCCCCCGCAGGGGAGCCAAACCCGAACCCGTATCTGCTTCCAGCGGTCTCGCTCGAGCCTACCGCGTTCAGGACGGGCGAGGTCGTGCTGCTTGTCCCATCGCACCGCGCGCGCTTCAACGCCGCGCCCGAGTCGATCATGCTGATCGTGCGCACGCTTCCGAGCGTGACGCGCGCTTTCGAGATCGTCAACGCGGTCGGAATCTCGCTCGGTCGATGGAGGTACATCGGTCGGGAAAGACGGTGGGACGGCCTGAACAATGCGTGGGTTGCCGCAGAGGTGAACGAGCAGGATGTCAATCTGCTCAACTCGGTCGAGAACGCGGTCGACACGCCCGGCAACATTGGCGTCGGCTCGACGCTTCCCGGCAGCGTTCCGCAGCCCGTGCGCCAGCGCATCAAGAACGGGACGGTCGTCATGGCGACGGCGTCGAATGCGTTCTATGTGTTCAGCGTCCCGAACGGCTACGCGTTCCAGTGTCCATGACCCATGACTAGCCTCCCATCCCAGTATCAGCCTCTCGACCATCGGGCTTATCCGCGCCGCAGGCTTGCCGCGCGTTACGCGAAGACCTCGTCAAACCATGTGTACGAGGTTCCTTCGGGCGCGACGGCGCGCATCGACACGATGTTTTTCGCGTCGGCGCACACGGGAGCGCAGCTACTCCGAGTGCATCATGTGCGACCTGGCGAATCCGTAGGCGCTGACAACGCGCTCTATTACGACCTGTCGATCGCGGCAAAGACCACGACGCTCGTCACCGCGACGCTGTGGATGGTCGCGGGCGACCGTATCGTTGTGTCCGCTGACCATTCCGACAGGATCATCGTTACGATCTACGGCGAGGAATCGTGACGACCGACGCGGCGGCGCTGATCTGCTGTTGCAGCGGAGGACAACCTCCGGGAGCGTGCTGCTACTGCTCGTCATTTCTTGCTGGACGCTCTTTCTCGGTTGCATGGACGGGCAGCATCATCATTGCTGGAAACCTGTCGTTCTCATGCTTCCAACAGGTGTACCCGGCATACCAGCAATATTGCATGGCGCTCGGAAACTCGTGGCTGAACTGGCGATCTGGAACCTACGACGCATCGCCGCGCGCGGTCAGTTTTTCGACGGCATCATGCTCATTTACGCACTCGACATTCCAAGAATCGTCCGTGCAGTTTGATCAGTATGGCCTGACGACGACCTGCGCGCCTGTCTCATTCGGAAGCGAGTTCCTCTCAATGCGACGCGCCCGATACACGCTTACTCCACCGAAGGGAGCGTGTCCTGGAGCGCCAGCGCGGAACTACTGGTCTGCAACGGTGGAGCTCCTGCTCTTTCAGAACTCGCAGTCTCAGTATGTTTCGGCGTTGTCGCTGGAGTTTCGTTCGCCTCCGACATGGTCGTGCACGCCGCCGCAGAGCCTCGCGTACTTTCCGACCGCGCAGCCGCTGTCGCGTGGATGCTCTTCGCTCGGAACGACCAACTTGCCGATCTTCCCGTTCATGGTGGCTGCGGGATACAGCATCACCGCAGGGGCGGTCACGATCGCATGACGGGCTGCAATCACATTTCCGACTCAAGATGCTTCAATCAGAACGCGATCGACGCTTATGGAACGATCCCATCGTCAGGCGTTTGCAGAATCTGCGAGCACTATGAAGGCTCTCCGCGCGGTGCTGGTGACATCGTTCACTCGGTGGCGTCCGCTCTGCGCATCGACTCAGCTGTCGAGTTCGTCGCGCACTCTCTCGGCGTTTCGGACTGTGGTTGCGAGCAGCGCCGCGCCGCGCTGAACGCGGCTGTCCCGTTCACCGATAAGCCCAAGGAAGGCTAACTCATGGCACTCACCTATACCGGATCTGGCGGCCTGTTCACGCGTCTCGGCGTCCTCATCTACATGATGGACGCTGTTCGCACGCACCAGAACAACCTGAAGACGCTCCTCGCTGGGGTGCAGGCCGACTACTCCTCCGCCGACTCGTACATGATCGATGTCCTCAATGGGAACATCGAGGCGCGCATCGCGGAGGCTGGCGGAATCCTGAACGACATCCGCGCCGCAGCCGAGCGCACGCTGATCGAGACCTGTTTCGCCGAGGCGAACGGCGGCAGCGCGACCAATGTCATGCAGTCCAAGACGCTGCAAGAGGCGCTGATCTTCCTCATCCGCGAGATGGACAAGGATGTTGCGACGGTCAACGGCCAGGCGATCACGAAGTCCAGCGCGACCTACGGCGCGACGAACACGGGCAACGGCGTCTTCGTCTACGACACCAGCGCACCCGACACGCTGCTCAAGTCGACGAACGACTTCCCGAACATCCGCGCCGAGGTCATCGAGGCGCGATGCGTTCAGGACGCACAGAGCGGCGCGATCCAGCGGGGCAGCGAGGTCTTCGAGCTGCGCGGTCAGCCCGCGTACCCGAGCCTCGACTACCGATTCCCCGCCGGATCTGGGCGGGTCATGCGCGTCAACGCGATCTGCGCGAGCGTCGACGCTGGCGCGTCGGGTCAGAACCTCCTGACGAACTCCGACCTTGAGGATCAGACGAGCAATGTCCCAGACCAGTGGACGGTCGTCAGCGGCACGGCGGGAACGCAGTTCGCGACCGAGACGGGCGCGGGCAACTTCTATCGCGGCGCGAAGTCGCTGAAGCTGATCCACGGTACGGGCGGCCTGTTCAATATCCGCCAGCAACTCGGCGCGGCGAACGGCACGGTCGGACGGCTGACGCCAGATCGACCGTATGTCATCGCGTTCGCGGCCAAGAAGGACGCGGGCGCGACGGGAACGATCCGCCTCTCGGTCAAGGACTCGAGCGGAGCGATCATCAACTCGGGCGACTTTACGGCTCCGACGAACGGGTTCTTCTTCTCGCAGTCGGTCGCGTCGCTCACGACCTCTTACGCGCTCTACACGCTGGCATTCCGAACGCCGCGCGCGATGGCGAGCGACCTCTACTTCCACCTCGAGTCGACGACCACGATCGCGGTGGCGTCGGTCTACATTGACGAGATCATCGTTGCGGAGCTGATGCCGCTCGCGCCGGGCGGTCAAGCGATGGGCATGGTCGCGGGTTCGACGGACTGGGTGATCGACGACAACGGTCGGTTCACCTTCGGCAACGACGGCACCTCAACGATGGTGCGCGGCATCGACCGCCTGTTCGACATGTACTCGAAGGGTCTCTCGCTGCCCGCGAACTACTCGGCGGCAGAAACGATCGCCGACTCACTCATCACGGCATGATCGGACGAGCGCGGTGATGATCGTTCCGCGCGCCTGTTGGACGAGGAATCGCAGTTCGTCGTCTTCCGCCGCGTCGAGCGCGATCGTGTAGAGGTCGAGGCAGTCCCAAGATATCTCCGTGATGGCGATGCAGCGCACGGCGTCGCGCTGAACGCGCTCGCGGCGCAGCTCGATCAGGACGCGCGTCACATGATCTCGGACTCTCCGAGCGCGGAGTTTGGGCGGGATGCCTTTTTTCGCGTCCATGTCAGGAAAAGTGTAGACGATCTTCTTTCGGGTCGATAGAGTGGTCGCATCGGACACTTTGTCCGCTCCGCAGCGTGGTGCTGCGGCTGAAACTGGAGGCATCATGCCTATCGTCGATCTGACGCCGCTTGTCTTCGCGGCCATCGTTCTCGTCCCTGTCGCACTCGGTTCGCTTTTCGGAGGTGGCTCCGATGAGTGAACTTGCCATCCGATCCAACGACTCGCAGCTCGACCCCATGTCGATCGCGAAGATCTTCCGCGCGAGCGGGATGTTCCCCGACATCCAGTCTGAGGCGGCTGCGGCCACGAAGATCATCATCGGTCGTGGTCTTGGCCTTACCGACTATGACGCCATGAGCGGGCTGCACATCATCAAGGGCAAGGCCGTCTTGGCTGCGAACCTGATGGCTGCGGCGATCAAGCGTGCTGGGAAGTACGACTACCGCGCGATGGTCAACGATGACGAGGCGCGCATTGAGTTCCGCCAGCGCACCCATGAGGGCGGATGGGAAACGATCGGCATCACCTCGTTCACGATGGAGGACGCCAAGCGCGCCGGACTCGGCGGCGACAACTGGCGGAAGTACCCGAAGGCGATGCTGTTCGCTCGCTGCATCTCGGCGGGCTACAAGAGCCACTGCCCCGACGCGCTCGGCGCGGCTCCCGTCTATGTGGAGGCGCACGGCGAGTCGGAGATCCCCGACGAGCCGAAGTCCGAGCCGAAGCCCAAGGCGGTCAGCCCTGCCGCCATGCGGTCGATGTCGCCCGCAGAGCGCAGCGCGGATACGAAGCGCCTCCTCGCCTCGACCCGCGAGGAGTTCGAGGGTCGCGCGCCTGAGCCGCAGCCAGCGGCGAGCGACGACCTGTTCGTCATCCCGCCGACCGCGCGGATCGCGGCGGTGAAGACTCCGAACGGCGAGGTCTGGCGTGTGGACATCGACGGGCGAGAGAAGCCGATCGCGGTGCGCGACCC